CGTTACGAGCGTCGATACCTTGGTAATGGTCAGATGAGCACGGAGCTAGACACCCCTAGTGCTGAATTTGCGGACGCGGTGGTCGGTCTAGCGTTAGACCCTACGGTCGGTAAGAACGTGACGCTTGAACAGCTTAACGTCGATTCGTTGTACGCAGTACAAGAAGAGATCGTGGCGTATTTCGGAACGCGTGACGCGGTGAAGTTCGGCTACTCGTTCAGTACCACAGACATGACGTTCGAAGACCACTTGACACTTATTGGTCGTGCGGTGTTCTGCAAGGTGTTCCGTGTTGGTAATACTTACGAGTTTCGTTTTAATCGTCCGCGTGCCAAGGGTGAAACGGCGCTACTACTTAACCACCGCACCAAGTACGCCGGAACCGACAAGCGTAACCGTCGATTTACGGATCCAGATAGTAAAGGATACGACGGTGTGGTGATATCGTATAAAGACGCTAAGACGAAAGTGTTTGAAAATATCCGCATACCTGAAGGCACGTTCCCCGTTAACCCGTACGAGATAGAGTTACCAGGTGTAACAAACGAACAGGTCGCAACTTGGCACGCACTCAGAGAGTGGAACCGTATCAAGTACCGCAGGGTTTTCCATGAGACCGAAGCGCACAGCTTTGCGCGTGGTCTAGTACCTGACGACCGTATCACCATGGCTAACGACACGTTAACCCGTAGTCAGAACGGTAACGTGCTCGCTCAGAGCGGTTTAGAGTTGCGACTCGCGGAAGGTGTGAACGTCGTAGCAGGCGAACAGTACACGATCACATTGTTGTACAAGTCCGGCACCGTTGAAAATATTCTGTGCGAGAAAGGTACGATCGGCCCTGCTTGGGTGCGCCTGTTCAGTCTACCGAGCGAAGACGTTTATACGGGTAATCTCGAAATGCGTACCGCCTATAATCTGTATGTGGATGAAGACGCGGAAAAAGACGACATGTTGGTCGAGGCCATGACAGTGTCGATTAAGAACGGGCAGGAGCGTGTAAGGGTTCAAGCCGTTAACTACGACGTCAGGTATTGGGACGGCGACCCGCAAACGGTAAGTACCGGATCGTTTAGCACAGCGTTTAGTGATGCGTTTGACAAGGGTTAAACGGGTGTGTAATATTAGGATAAAGGCGGCACGCTGTGTGCCGTCGTAAATGGAGCTATCACAATGATTGAGCGATTGAGTCAAGCAATTAAAGCGGCGAAAGTGTTCGCCGCTAAGAACGACATTCGTTACTACCTGAACGGTATTGCGTTACACATCCAAGGTAAAACAGTAGTCAACGTAGTGGCATCTGACGGGCATTGTTGCTGCGTTATCGGTCCAGAGCTGCGCCACGACTCAGAAGTGGTTGTCGTAAGTAACCATGACGTTCCGATCTTGCTGCGTGCGCTTGAAGGTTTACCGGAGGGTACGTCTACGGTGGACGGTTTGAAAATCGACCATATGAAACTGGTTATCGGCGATTACAGCGTACCGCTAGTAGATGGTCGTTTCCCCGATACACGTCGTATCATCCCTGCACAGAAACGCAACGCAAGCAGTGAGATCGGATTACAGCCTGAGTACCTAGCAAGGTTAAAACCGTTCAAGTCTGAACTGTGTAAACACTTGAAACCCCGTGGACGTACTGCGGTAGGTTGCACAATGAAAGCAGGCGACGCGAACGAAGTCGTGCGTTTCGACTTTACGAATGAAAAGACCGACCGTGCAATAGTAATTATCTCACCTATGAGGCTGTAACCAATGACAAGTAAATCAAACGGCGCGAACTACGGCGCGAAACGTGTAGTCAAGGCGGTGAACTTTGTTAACACTGCAAAGCCACCAAAGAAAAAACCGCTAGGGTATGAAGACGATGAAGACAGCGACAAGCGTTCTAATACTCGCCGTACTTAGTTCGGCGGCTCGGTTTGTTGCGACTCCAGATACCGCGTGGTATCTGGACGACATACTGGACAGCGTGGAGGTGATAATACTTTGTGCTATCGTTGCGAGGCTGAGTGTAAAGCACTTACCGACATGGTGCCTCGTCATAGCGTACGGGGCTTGTGAAACCGTCGAGGCCGTGTCCAACCTCCTATGGTACGCGTTCGACGTATATAACCCCTATCTTGACGCGTTACGTGTTTGTATTGCTGTCGTTGCACTCGGTTACTACCGTCTACGCAAGTACGACATACCTAGTGATAAGCTCTCGTCGGGTCACATGTACCTGACGTACAGAAAACCTCGCACGAGTCAAGACCGTTGGCTTGCTATGTTCGGTCTACCGTTGGGTGGTGTCGGGGTGTACTGCCGCGGCAACTGGTATCACTACCGCAAGGGCGTATTTGTGATTTCAGAATGTAAACCAACCACAAACCATGTTATTATTCAAGCAAAGGCGTATAGAAAAGACGCAATTGATCAACTTGAGAACATGGCGGGTACACGATGGAGTCTCTTCAACAACTGCATGACCGAAATACTACCCATAATACGCGCAGGGCGACGGATACCTTTTCTACCGACACCGCGCTTTTAGTGGGTCAAATGATGGCCGAATTGAAGTCCGTCGGGCATCAGCTCATAGAGACGACAACGGCCATTAACTCCCAAAACGAAACCATCAGTAAACAAACTGAACTCATCCACGATACTCAGATAGAAATGAGTCGTTATTACGCAGGTTTAGAACGTGCGAATGACGATATCCAAAACATACGCGACAGTCAGCGTACCATTCTTAACCGTCTTGATATCGCGGTATCTAAAGAACAGTTCGAAGAACTTGAAGCACACGTCCGCACCCTCAACGGCACCGACTCCAAATTTAAAACATTAGGTATCGATATCAACGACCCGAAAGCGGTCGAAGAATGGCGAGACGCTTTCATAGGCGTTCGTTCCTCTCGTCGTACCCGCAATAAGGTGGGTTTAAGAGTGTTACAGGCGTTAGGCGTTGCGCTGGCGTTAGCGGTGTGTGCTGCGGCTTGGAATGGCGGTGTAAAGGGGTTATTGAGTGAAGAAACCCGACAGGAGCAGGAGCGATGAGCTATAAGTACGGTAAAACCAGTGCGGCACGTTTAGCGACGTGTCACCCTGAAATACAACGTTTGTTTAATTCACTGATCAAGGACTACGACGTGTCGGTCATATGTGGCCACCGAACCGAAGCCGAGCAGGACGCGGCGGTAAATAGCGGTAACAGTAAGACCATGTACCCGAACAGTAAACACAACAGTTTACCGTCACTTGGTATCGATGCGGCGTTATACCCGATCGACTGGAACGACGTAGGTCGGCATTACATGTTCGTCGGCATCGTGCGGGAACGAGCGCGACAGCTAGGTATCCCGATCCGCTGCGGTGCCGACTGGGACAGTGATTTTGCAACCAACGACCAGACGTTTAACGATCTGGTACACTTCGAATACGCAGGAGCGTGATATATGTTAGGTAAGCTATCAAGTATCCTCACGGGAGGACTGGCCGAAACTGTCATGTCAGGGATCACTAAGTATTTCCCGCCCGACATGAGTGACGAACAAAAAGCCTCTGTTAACCTAGAGTTACAACGTATCGAACTAGAAAAGCAAGCAAGTGTAAACAAGGCCGTTGCGGAGGCTGAAAAGTCAATCAACGAACGGATCGCTATCAGTGAGGGGACGGCTAAAGATTTAATGTCGTTACCGGTGGTAGGGCGTTTATTGATATTCGCTCGTGGTGCGCAGCGTCCCGTCTGGGGTTTCTCCACCATGTACGCCGATTATATGTGGTTCAGTGGTCAGTGGTCGAACATGTCACAACAACAAGAGTCCGCGCTGTGGGTTATCAATTTGCTAGTGTTGGGTTTCTTGTTCGGGGAACGGGCCGTGCAGAACGTCGCGCCGCTTATCGCGCAGCACTTCGTAAAAAAGTAATCGACAGGTAAAGAAAAGGGCTCTAAACGCTGTAGCGCAATACAACGATTGCGCTACAAGGCATAACGGGTTAGTGGAAGCGGTTACGCAGGCGGGGGAGTAGGTTTGGGGGGTCGACGCGGGAACCGACGCGGGAACCGAGAAGAAATAATCGATAACGTCGATCCCTGCCGCTTTTGCGTAGTTGTCACGTTCTGAATAATCCCCCCGCGCTCGTGCGCTTCGACCATGTGTTTTATGTAAAAGTCACGCATTAAAAATCCCCTTCAGCTACTTGCACACAAGTAAAGCCGCAGACATTACGCCACGCGTTAACCATACAGTTACGGTCGTCGAATACGATCTCCGTGTTTTCTGGTGTTAAACCTCGCGTAAGGGTCATTTCGAGTTTCACCTCAACGTCGGGGCGTCGGTCGCCGTGTTTACGCATTTCAAAATGCGGATGCGCAACCCCGTAGTATTCATCTTCTTCGGTAATGGGCCATAAGTCATTACGCAATAACCACTGTTCGGTGTCGTAACGGGTCTGATCGCTACCGCTACGACCTGACAAAATCCATACGCGGTGCTCGGGGCTGTCACGGTAGAAACGGAATAAACGCGCGATAGGCTCGTTAACCGTGTCTTTGTCGCATTCAGCGAAGAACGCGTCCCAATTTTTGACGTCGCCCTCTACGTGGTGGCGTCTGTGGTCGCACAGTGCGAGTGTGCCGTCTAGGTCGAATATTACGTTTTTAATCATTGGTTGTGTTCCCCGCAGGATAGTACGTACTTATCCCCTTTTGAGTCCACACCGGCAAACATCCAATGTGGACCATGGTCGAAAACGTGAAGTTGAATGCTACCCGTTGGGGTTACTTCTTCAAAATCAATCTCAATAATGCGCAGGTTAACCTTGTTACCTTTAACAGGTAAAGTCGCCCCGTTAAATAGTATGCAATCAAAATAGTCGTCTAAATTCGCTTTTCTCACAATTCGTTCTCCTTCAAGTAGTAATCGATCAACGTGATCGCACGTTTCGGGCGTTTATGTACGAAACGACCTTTACCGATGATCGCGTATAGGCTGTGCGGGTCGTATCCGTACCACTCGGCGATCTGTTTGACAGTGATACCGTACTCAGATTCTAAATGGCCCGCAACGTCTTCGATAGGTGTCCAGTCGGTACGTGTTGAAGTGATAGCCGCTTGTACACGGCGTTCGCGGGACTCGTCCGCGTCGTCTTTAAGCCATAGCCACGCGGTAGACTCGCCGATGTTTAGACGGTCTACCAGTAATGGTACTTGTGACGCTTTATTAGGTGTATTACTCACTGGTTTGGTTCTCCATACTAGCCGACTCGCCCGCTAAACCTGCATAAGCGGCCATGTCTTCGTAATCGTCTGCGGTAAAGTCGCCCGACACGCTGCGTGCCATTTTCAACATCACCATAAATCTCCAGCCTTGCGTCTCGGTAAGGTTAGTACCTTCAAGCGCGTTAAATGCTTCGACGCAACGTTTCATAGAGCGTTCACCGTCTTCGGCGTCTCGCTGACTGGCGCGGTCTTTCACATGCCCAACGCCTTTCTCTAGGAACTCGTGCGCAGGGATACGACCCGCAGCCGTGTCGAAACGTGCCGCTGTGATAAGTTGGTCGGTGGTAACGCCTGACGCGTTCAGAGTGTCGTAGTGGATAACGGCGTGCGTACCTTCACTACTTACGCCTGTAAGTGTGCCCTTTTTAATTTGCTCTCTTAGCTCATCAATGAAATCAGGATCGCTAAAATCACAGTGAATATTTCCTAGCATTCTATTTCGCTCCTAAAAATGCGGCACGACATGTACCGCTTATTAAATCTAATATTACACCGTGTCGGTGCGCTTGTCTACAGTAGCGGATCGACAAGTTTACGCGCTTCCGTGATGTAGTAATCATAATTGATAGTGGACATGTCAAAGTCGTCCATTGTGTTACACACGGTCGCTTGCCAACCTTTCGCAAAACTGGTGCGGCGTTCGGTATGTTTCGACTTTGCTTTCGTGTGGATACGTTCGTCCCATAGGATGCAATCATCATCCCACGGGTGTAACACACCTTCATGCGTAATTCCGTCTTTACCTGGAACACCACCAATAGCGTCAAGGTTGTCAGCGCGTAACTGTAACGACCGCACCACGTCCTCATACTCCGCATCACTCACACCCGCTTTACGTTTCCACGTCCCGACCTTGGCACCCTTGACAGGTGGTGCGATCTTAACGAGCTCGACACCACCGTTTGACACGTAGTATCGGTTAATATTTTGCAGTTCGGTTTCGACACCGTCACACACCGATACGATACGGTTACTACGTGGTGCCTTAGCGTGTATGCAAAAATCAAGCGGATCAGTGTGACAACGAATAAACGTCTCAACATCCACACCATGAATTAGACACGCTTCAGCGGCCATTGGTACAACCAGTGCGCTGTGGTTCTGGTGCCATTGAACATCCGTACCGCCTGTGTGACGATTCGCTCGCCATGCGTACGCGCCTTTGTTCTTCAGTCCGCCGTAATCGGTTAGGCTCAGATAGTTGTTAACGTCACGTACTGACATCTGAGTATAAATAGCTTCTTCGAGTTCCAGACCCGTGTCGGCTTCCCACTCTTTCCAATGTTGGTTTAATGTCTCTTTATACTCACGAGGGATACGCACCGTCAGACCGTCTGTGTTGACCTGAATCATTTCACATTCGGGAATCGTCAGTAATCGCTCGGCCAACATGCACAGAGACAATTGACCGTTAATGGTGATAGTCATTGTGAACTGTGGATCGTAGAAGGGACTGAACTGCGAATTAGATTTACCATAGGCACCGTTTAGCGCCAGTTTTAGCGCCATGTTTTCTGGTGATCCTTTCTTGTGCTTTTTACGTTCGTGAAATATCTCGTTGTAAACGTCACAAAAAGCTTCAGGCAAGTGTGCAGGGCGAAGACGGTTAACGATCGCAAGGTTCGGGTAAAATGACGTTACATCAAGGTCAACAATCATGTAACGGTCGTCACTGCGTACTGTGCGCGACTCAATTGAACCGTGGATACCGCCTAGACCGAAATCATAACTAAACCCGTTGATCACCGCTGACACGTCTTTGAACACACCTTTAGTCTCTATGATCACTTGACTGCGGAACCAATTCAGAATGCGGTTAAACTCAGGGTGTGAGAAACGCACATAAGGCAGAATGATGTCGTTAACATTGATTTGATTGCGTGGTGTACCTCGAACTTGACGACGACCCGACGAATAGTCGTAACAGCTACCCGGTGCAACGTCTTCCATTTTCATGATAAAGATGTCTTCACCGATTTTAGTGTCGTTGTGGTTAGTGAAGTTCTTACCGTACTTTTCACCTAGTGATTCACGCAGGGCGATGTCGCCTTCACACTCGTTAAGAAACATCATAGTTTCTTTCACATCGTGACGGTTATAGACGATTAACGGATCGAACTGCTCAGGTATAAGATGGTCGCCGACTTTGTAAGGTAGATCGCGTATATCGTTAGCTCCACGATTAAATTCGATTTGTTTCAGACTGGTCATTTTGGCGACGTTATCAAAGTGTTTAATTTTGAACAGGTCGATCTGTTTAAAGACCATGTCGCGTTCCCACACGATGTAATCAAAACGGCGACTCGAGTTCATGGAGTTGATCACTTCTTGCGCATAGGCGTAAATCGACTGTGCTGTCGGTGATTCGGTGCGTTGCAATATCCAGTGAATGACAGGGTAGTCGAACGCTAGATTATTGTAACCGACGCCTTTTACGTCAGCCTCGCCTAGCATTGCGATCCAGTCGCACATGGTTCGCCATTCATTTTTGCGCGTGGATATTTCAAAAACCCACTCTTTACCGGTTTCTCGGTGGATGAAATAAGCCGTAAATATGGTCGGATACGTCTCAATATCGTAACCAACGATTAAATTATTATCCATTGTGTCACTCCTGCCGCCCGTAAGCGGTTATAAAAAAGGCGACCGAAGCCGCCTAGTATTTACCGTTTTGTGGTTATTGTGGTACGACGCCAGGTTGGCTTAGGAAGTCGTGAGCAGGTTGTACGCCCGTCGGTGCGGCTGCTACTGGCGCAGAGACCGGAGCCGCTACGGGTGCGGGTGCTGCCTGTTCTTCCCAACGTCCCTTGCCTTGTGATACCAACATGTCTTCAGTCCATGCGGCGTCGTGCGCTTGGTACTGTTCTTTCGTGATCGTCGGATCGGTGTGAACGTAAACCTTAACCGGTGCGACAGGTGCCGGAGTCGATACGGCTTGCGGTGCTACGGCTTGCGGTGCAGGCGTGTGGCCGACTGGTGCCGGAGTCGATACGGCTTGCGGTGCAGGCGTGTGACCAACTGGTACACCTCCCACTGGTGCCGCTGCTTGTGGGGCCATAGCGCCTTGAATACCTGCAAACGCGCTCGCTGCGTTAAAGCCGCCTTCGCCGACAATTTCTTCACCTGGTCCCGCGTACATCAAGCCGTCAAGGTTCTGATACATGCCTGCGTTAGTGTTCACCGTTCTAGCGCCGTTAAACTTGGTAGACGCTGCAACAAAGAAGTAATCGCCGCGTTTAACTTGTTTAGACGTTAAAGGCATACCATTACCGTCTACGACTGGAGGTTGACCCATTGCGTTGTAACGTGTGAATTTAATCAACATGTGACCCGCAGGGCGTGACGCGCTGCCTAACTTGGTAGGGTCTGCCGGTGCGTCACAGTCTTC